ATCTGGGAAATATGGTGCTGAAATGTCCATATTTAATCTATGATATTTAGAATCTTCTTGAAATGGTAAATGTTTATTAGCAGCATATGTACCGCAATCTAAATTATAAACCATATTTAAATCTGTCAATTTCAAAATCTCTTCAATGAAATGACTACCTATAAAACCACATCCTCCTGTTACTAGTATATTCATATTAATTGTTTAACTCCTTCAAAAATGTCTATATGTTGTTTAAATCCTAAATTGTTTAATTTACTCACATCCATGTACATATCTTTTACTTGTACAATCTTATGAAAATCTACTGCATCAATAGCAGTAATTTTACTGGTTGAATTTGTTTCTTTTACAACAAAATCAATTATTTCTCTAAACTTTTGAGGAATACCACTACCAATATTTATAATTTGATTATATTCAGATCTATATAAAACAGAATAAATTGCCTTACATACATCATCAACATACATATAGTCTCTAATAAAATCACCGTCATAGTATAATTTGATCTCATTATTAGCTTTAATTTCATTGATTAAATATTGTAAAGCATTCTTTTGTTTTGATACTCCTCCGTCAGATGGACCATATACATTACATAATCTTAATATTCTATATTTAATCTTAAACGTTTCACAATAACTTACAATCAAGTCTTCCGCACATCGTTTTGTAATACTATAGAATCCCTTTGGTTTACAGATATTATCTTCTTTTGCTGGTAATTGTACATCACCATATACAAACCAACTACTAATAAAATTAAAAACAATATTCTTATCTTTACAATTTTGTAATACATTTAATAACTTTGTCAGATTGGTGTCTACATCTTTATGAATATCATCAAATACATGATAATTATGTGTAGTACTAATCATATACAATACATTTTCATATATAGGAACATTATCTTCTCTGTTATGTACATGAGTACACTCCTCATATAATTTATTAAAATTACTACCTATAAATCCAGTACCTCCAAATAAATCAATTTTCATATTTAGAAATTACTTCACTGATGTATTCAATGTTATCATTTGTAATAGTTGGAGAACAACCAATAAAAAATACTTTCTCTAATACACCATTTGCATTAGGATAATTACTCCAATGTTCCAAATGTGAATATGCAGGGTGTAATAAAATATTTCCAGCAAAATAGTTTCTTGTTTGAATACCATTAGACTCTAAATAATTTACCAACTTATTCTTTGACAAATAGGAGTCACAAATAACAGGAACTCCAAACCAAGAAACATCAGCTCTTTCATCTTGTGAAGGAAATTTCAATGACTTAATTGATTCAAGGATGGATTGAATTGTCTTCTTATTAGTCTTTCTGATTTCATGAAATTTATCTGATTTCTTTAATTGAGCTAATCCAATACCTCCTTGTAAATCAAGAGGCTTTAAATTATATCCAATTTGAGTAAAGAAATATTTGTGATCAATTTGATATGGCAGTTCTTTAATCCAATTGCTAAATCTACAATTACAGCTACCATTTTTTAATAGATTTGCTGGTCCTATACAGAAACAGTCTCTTCCCCACCAACTAAATGATCTTGCCAATTTAACGATTTCTTCTATATTTGAACTAACCATTCCGCCTTCACCAGTGGTAATATGATGTGCAGGATAAAAACTACAACTAGTAGCAACAGCATATTCACATAAATCCTTACCTTTCCATTTACTTCCAAAACTATCACAACCATCCATAATAATTTCTAGTTTGTGTGTTTTGGCAATCTCAATAAGTCTATCCATATCTGGCGGGTTACCTAATACAGGTGATACAAATATAGCTTTAGTATTCAGTGTGATCTTTTTTATTAATTCATCCAAATCAAAATTAAGAGTATCATACTCAATATCTACAAATACAGGCTTTAAATTATTTTGAACAATTGGATTCAATGTAGTAGGAAACCCTACTACAGACAATAAAATTTCATCAGTATCAACCCATTTAAAATGTTTTTTAAGAGCCGCAATCATTACAAGATTAGCAGAACTACCAGAATTCACCATTACAGAGTATTTCTGGTTTATCTTTTTACTAAATTCTTGTTCAAACTTGTACACCTTTTCACCACTACTAAACCACTTACCAAATAATAATGAATCAATAGCTTCAACCAATTCATCATCATCCATCAATGGACCAGAGTAAAATACTTTATTTCTTACACCTTTTAAATTGTGACAGTATTCAGGTATAAACTGTTCTTTTTTTACTTGATTTATAAAATCTATTATAACTTGTTTTTTATTCATATTATTTCCAATTATTTAGGCAGTAATCAATTGATTCATCAACGGTTTTCATTTTGATTCCTGTAGATAACAACTTACTATTACTCATTACACAATTAGATCTTGGAGCAACAGTTGCAGCTTTAAATTCATCCCTAGTAAACCATTCTTTCTCTAGTCCGAGCTTATCAGCAACCTGTTTAGTAGTAGCAGAACCCGGATTACAAACATTATAAATTCCGCCTGCTGGTTTATTCACTGCAAAATACACAGCTACCTTGGCTACATCAACAACATAACTAAATGAGTTTTCGTAGTCAATTAATTTTTGATAATTTGATAATTTTGTAAAAATGTTCTTAGGTTCGTGTGTATCACCAAAGGGCATGCGGATTCTTAATAGGTATGATTTATCAAGATGAGGCGCCATTAAAGTTTGGAACAACGCCTTTGAACCGCTGTAAAACGATCCGTTATTAAAATCAAAATTAGGAGCGTCTTCTTCAGACCACCCGCCTGGTTTATAACCAGTGTATACACATCCGCTGGTAATATGTACAATAGGCGTAGAGAGATTTGCTGATTCTAACTGCAACGGAAATACTACATTGCCGTTGATAGTTTCTTGTTTGTGTTGTTCACAAGCATCAACATTCGGAGAACCGGTATAACCAGCAGCATTGATGATTGCTGTCGTGCCAGCCGGAACAGCCTGACCATGTCTAATCCACTCGTGATGAATATTTTGATATTCTAATTCTTGTTTGATCTGTCCGCCAACATATCCATGGCCTATTAGTGTAATCATTATGCGTCTCTTGATTTTATCAATTCGGGAGAATATTGTGGCAATGCTTCAGTGCTATCTTTATCTTTGGCACTTTCTAATTTAGCAGTTCTTGATCTCAACTCGCTGGAGGAATACTTGTGTCCACGTTTGTGATAGTGTAATTCGATCCCAACATCCATGCAATATTGCTTGCCGGTAAAATCTCTGTTGAGATATTCTTCACTTAAAAATCTTATATGAATGGTTTGTGTCTGTAACAACTGTAATAGGTCAAACTCTGTTTCATAGATTAAAATCTCATCAACATACTTACATGCCTGAAGCTGAACATATCGTTCGTATGCACTTTGTACTGGTTTGTTCTTAATTCCAGGACGATCGATGGTTGGATCAATCTGTAGTGCAACTATGAGATAGTCGCACAATTCTTTTTCCATCTTTAACATAGTAACATGACCTGCATGTAGTAGATCAAAACTGCTGCAATTAAATCCCACTTTCATCTGAGAGTCCTCCTTTTTCTATTGAATACCAATCATTGGCTGGATGTACTGTGTCTCTGAACCACCAATATAAATCTGGGCCTGCCCAATTAGAAAATTGTTCCTGATACCACTCTACACTTCTAGGATATGTTACCCAGTTAGCGTCGTACATTCGTTTTTTAGATTTTACAGGCTTATCTGGTTTGTGTAGGCCTATGAATACAAACTTAGTAGCATAGTTCATTAACTTATCGCACAACCAGGGCATATCAACATCAGGAATACTGCCCAGTACCTGTGTACAAATAACAGCATCGAATGTCTGTCCTATGGGTTCTATTTCAAATTCTTTTACGCAGGGATCAAACTTGTAAACACTTTCTGCATTTATCCTAGTTTGAAATGTCGTCGGTTCTGTTACTTGATCGTGCGGCATTCCGTATGAAACTATATTTGTATATTGTCTACCCTTGCCACAGCCATAATCTAGCACAGTTTTGGCATTGTATT